GTGTGATGATAAGAAATTTTATGTTCAAAAGAAATTGTAATAGGAACACATGACACCTGAAGAATTAAAAGAAGCACGAAAACATATAATAAAAATGAAACGCAACGCAACACAGAGGATAGCTACAATATTGTCTGACTTGCAAAGTGATACAGGTCTTAATGTAAATAATATAGTAATCGAGCAGCGTGAAGTTTATCCTGCTGACGCTTCGCCTGATTATAAAATTATTTATGTAAGACTAGAAACGGATTTTAATTAACATTTAAAGGAAAACAAAATGGCAAAAGAAAAAAATACAGCCGTAGCAAAGGTAGAATCAACACTACCGTCTACGGAAATACGGAAAGACTGGGGAGCTGCGGAAGATGTCGGAGCTGCTGACGTAATGGTGTCAAAACTATTTCACCAGCAAGCGTTATCGAAATTTACGCAGGACGGCTTAGCCTCTCCTGGCGACTGGTGTGATTCTCTTACTGGAGAGGTTATTGCAAAACGTGACGAAGAACTTTCGGTTGTTATTTTTGCGAGCTATAAAAAGCTTTTAGTTAATTTATGGAATAATAAGGAAGCTAAATACGAGTGGTTAAGAACTGAGGACGCTACGGACGAAAACTGGACGCTACCTTATGAGGAAATTACTGAAGAAGGAAAGATTCGCAGACAGAAGCAGTACAATTACTTCTGCTTGCTAGTGAACAGACCTCTAGAACTTCCTTATGTACTTAGTTTTACGAGTACGAAAATCAAGGCAGCTAAAAAAATAAATACCATGTTTGCAAAGCTTTCAAGAGTCGGCATGCCCTCAGCTTCTTTTCACTTTAATTTGAAATCCATAAAAGAAACGGGCGACAAAGGTAGTTGGTTTGGAGTCAATATTATTCAAGGCTCAAAATCTACGCCAGAGCAGTTAGACTTAGCTTACGAGTGGTATCAGAAAGTAAAAGCTTCAAAAGTTATTGTAGCCGAAGAGGACAGTCTGTCAGAGGACGGACAGGACTTTGACGATTCCGAAGCTGGAGCTAATTACTAAGCGTGGCAAGGCACAAGGACAAATCTTGGAACTTAGATGATAAAGTAGGAACCTGGACTGAAGTTCAAGTCGCCTTGCTCATGGATATTCGGGATGAACTTAAAGCATTGGTCAGCATCTTAGGGTGCTATAATGCGAGAGACATTCCGAATATCCTTCGCTCTATTAAGAAAAATACTACAAAGCGTAAATATAAAAAGAGAACCTCATGAAAACAAGCGACATAATAATTTTCTGTTTCCTTCTTGTGCTACTATTTATCTCATGGTGCGGCTTCATAGGAGCAATGCAAGTAACTTTTCACATGCCAGAAAAGGCTGCATTTAGACTTTTTATTTTACCTTTCGTAGCAGTATTCTTATTTTACATCTTTTATTAAGGAGAAAAAATTGAGTAACGTTTTAACAAATAAAGAAATGCGAATCCGAAAGCTTGAAGAAGTTCTTCAGGCGAATACTAACGCTTACCTTGAAACGCTTGAAGCAATTAAGTGTTATCAAAAAGCACCTGTGCCAAAAGGTTTATATGTTTACCGCAATGAACTTGATGTTCTTATCGGTAAGCAGACGAAGGAACTTGAGCATTGGAAAAAACCAGAAGGTAAAATTTTAGAACTAAAGGAAGAAAATGTGGCTTAAAATATCTCTAATAATTTTTATAGTAAATAATTCTATTCCAACGACTAAAGAAGCAATCGTCTTTGAGAATACTTTAAAGCAGTATGCTTCCTATGTCGGAGTGGAACTAGCCGTAACGCGAAGAAATATTAAGGACAGAATGTGTGAACGAAGGTATAGTACTTGGGAACAAAGTCTGGAGTACTATTACTGCATGAAACGTTACACAAGGCAAAAGAAAGGACAGTTTAATATGTTCGTAAAAAGTGCCTACGTCACCTATGAGGGTGCTATAAGATGGGAGCGAGGAGGCGGTAGAGGCGCACTATGTGTAAAAAAACATGGTGGTATATCTTTCATAGTTTTTCGTTCGACAGATCCGCTTCCTTCCGCAGTATCGGCTTCACACGAATTGTTTCATAACTTAGGCGCTACTCATCAAGAGATAGATCCTGACGAAATTATGTATCCAGCATTTTTTAGCGATAGAATTAATGCCCACGGAGGCATGACTGTAGGTAGTAAAACAAAGGCTGAGATTCAGGACTGCAATAAATGAAGCGCACGAATAAAGCAATTTTAGCAAACGATATGGGTATGCCGATTAAGGAAGAAAATAAACATCTTTATCCTAAAAACTGGGAAGAAATCCGCCAGAAAATTTTAGACAAATGTAAGCAGAAGTGTGAAGAATGTGGAGTTCAGAACTTAGTTTACGGCTGGAGAAATAATTTAGGCCAATTTATTACTGAGCCACAGGAGGAATTGGCGCTGAAACGTGAACTTGGTTTTAGAATTATTCGCATCGTTCTTACTGTGGCGCATCTTGACCATAACCCTCGAAATAATCTTCCAAATAACTTAAAAGCACTCTGTCAGAGATGTCATTTTCAGCACGACCGCGCAGATAATATTGCAAAGCGTAAAGCAAGTGCCGAAAAAGTAAAGGAGCAAATAAGTTTATTATGATAAAATACTTTGTACTGAACGAAAATATTCTAGGTTATATAATCCCTACAATTCCAAACGATTTGCAAATTTTACACGCTTCAGTTTTGAAAGGAGCTACAACAGACCGCTTACAAGGAAGCCTTTCTATAAGTTCACTGGATAAGATTCGTGTTGCGAAGCTAGAGGACTTTATAGACTTTAGGGTAATGTTACCACCAGATTTTTTAACACAAGGAATGGAGTTATATTAAAAATGAAAGACGATATTATTAGAAATAAAAAAGACTTAGAGAAAGCAACAGGTTTAAAAGTTTTAGGTGAAATTGCGCCGTTACCAAAACTTGAAGATTTAAAAGTACCCGATACGACTTTAATAGAAAAACTTCGAGCAAGGCTTGAAGCTTTAAGACGCTGGAAAAGATAAAATAGCTTGCAACTTAAATTTTTACTTTTTTTTCTTCACAATATTTTTTAAATTTTTCCCAGAAATCTGCATCAAGAGTTTTTCCAAGAGTGATTTTCCTATAAAAATTCTGTGCGCTTATTCCTAAATCTCTCGCAATATCGGCGTCAATCAACCCTAAACCTCTTAGCTTTATAACGGCAGTTTTAAATCTGTTGATAATCATATTAAACACTTAGCAGAAATCAGAAAATAAAGCTACATAATTCTATAAATTATAGTTTACAGGGAATCTAGGTCACTATATAATGTTTCTTATAGTAGGAACTTAAACAGTTCGCAACTATAAATAACTTAAATAGCTTGGAGGCTAAAATGAAATTAAACAAAAAAGAAATAAGCATACTATTAGCAAAATACGACTCGAACCTAGTGGCTAGAAAACTAGCAAGAAAGGTTATGACGCTATCAGCTAAGGAGATTGGAGAAAGTCTCTTATCAACTAAAATGCCCAAACAACGCCTTTTGAATATTGAAATAGTGAGGCATTAAGATGGAAGAGATTCAGATACTAGATTTGGTTACTCTATGGGTTTTGGTAGCGTGTTTTATGGCAATTGTATTTCGCAAGAACTTACTTGTTTTTAGTATGTTTTTTGCACACGCAATAACTAAGACAATAATAATTTTAAATTTTTAAATAGCTTGGAGGCTAAAATGGAAATATACATAAAAATAAGTGACTACATTAAGGAATTAGGTTCTCACGATATTTATTCGCATGAGGACTTAGCTGCGGAGTTTAAGGAACAGACAGGAATTGAACCTTGCTGGCCTACTTATTCGCCTGAAGCAACGGCAGAGGTAATTAATAATCGAGGACTAGGCGGAGTGCTTGCAAAGTCTCCCACTAAAAAACTCGCCTACGGTTATAAAATCGCAGAAGCATTGGCCAAGAAGTACGCAAACTTTACTTCAAATAAAGAGGGGCGCGGATTTCGATTCCGAGAATGTGTCAACGCCTTAATTGACAAAGGATATTAGTGTCAAGGGAACGGCTACTGCCAGAGCCGTTCACTAGCTACTAAGAAAAATCTTTCTTAATGGTGAATTTAAAAACTTGGAGAAAATAAAAATGGAATCATTTAACGAGAACAATAAAACAGTCGCTAATATAGGACTTTCAAGCATTGTGCAAAATGCAAAGCACGACACTTTAAGTAAGAGGTACAATTTTTTAGACACAAAAGTTGTGCTAGGCGATATGGCTGAACTAGGCTGGTTACCAGTAAAAGCACAACAGAAAGCCGTTAGGAAGCCAGAATATGAAGGATTTCAGCTTCATACTATTATGCTTGCAAATAAGTCGCTTGAGACTTCTTCAATGACTACTTTGCCGAGACTTACTTTAAAAAATGGACACGATGGGAAAACTCCTATCGAGTTTTTAATTTCGCTCTTCGAAAAAGTCTGCGCCAATGGACTCTTCGTAGCATCACATAACTTTGAAAATATGCGCTTTACTCACGTTCAATATAATCAGGAAGATTTACGCAAGGCAATTACTGCCAGCATAAAAAATCTTTCAGGAACTTTGGAAGTCGTAGAGGACATGAAGCAATTAACTCTAGACAAGCCTGAGAGATTAAAGTTCGCTAAGAAAGCTATTGAAATGACTTTTGATGGTGAGAAGTACTCGGTCAAGCCTGAGGAGATGCTTTACAATCATAGACTGGCACAAAAAGAGCCGACACTTTGGAATACTTACAACACAATTCAAGAGCATATTATTCGCGGTGGAGTACGGCAGCAACGCTCGGACGGAACTAGAATCCGCAGCCGAGGAATCGGAAGTATCAATCGCAATATAAAAGTGAACAAAAACCTTTGGACACTTGCTGAAGAATATTTAAACTAAAAAAGAGGAACTTCCGCTTGGTATAGGTACCAGGCGGAAGTCAGGTTAATCAACTTTGAAAATAGAACAACTAAATAGAGGAAAGTTATGGGATTAGACATGTACCTTAGAAAAAAGACATATGTAAAAAACTGGGATTTTATGAAACCAGAACAAAAGCATGAAGTTACAGTTAAGTATGGAGGCGTTACGCATAATAAAATAAAACCTGAGCGAGTTAGTTATATTATTGAGGAAGTTTGTTACTGGAGAAAAGCAAATCAGGTGCATAAATGGTTTGTAGCAAAAGTTCAGAACGGTGCTGATGACTGCGAAGAGTACTATGTGCCACGAAGATTACTGGTTGAATTACTGGAAGCTTGCCAGGTCGCTCTCGAGCAGCCAGAAAAAGCAAAGGAAGTTCTTCCAACGCAGGTAGGGTTCTTCTTTGGAAGCACTGAGTATGACGAATACTATCAATATGACTTGGAGTATACTGTTGAAGCTTTAACTCTTCTATTAAAGGAAGACACTGAAGAATCTTCGGGCAGTTATTATTATCAATCATCGTGGTAGTCAAATTTTACAATCAAGGAGATAAAAAATGAATAACGTAATAAATATAGATAGTTCTAAACGAAAATTAGCAGATGCGGTTTTTGAATTAAAAGTTTGGAGAAACGGAGGCGATTCCTTTACTTCTAAATTATTTGATTTAATTTGCAAAGCTGACTTAGGTAATAGAAATAAACTGAGACAAGCATTTCCGTCCGAGGTTGCTATTCTAGAAGAATGGCAACGAAGTCGAGATGAAGAATCTTTTTTTAAAAAGTGGGGTGTAATAATTTAATCGCTATAGGTTTTTTTAACTTTATATTTTAAGGGATGGTTTTATGAGCAGAACAATTGAACTAACGGACGAAGTAGAGGAAACAAGAAGCTTTCGCTGGACGCTTCTTTTACTTCTTATAAAAGCTGGAGTACTGATCTTTGCAGCTTCATTAATCGTAAAAGGTACTGAGATAGTAAAAACTAAAGCTGAACTTTTTTACGGTAATATGATTAGTGCAATAACGAAAACGCAAATAGTAAGGGAGTATGTTTCTGTGCAGGATGTGCCTGTTGAGGAATTAATTTCTAAGTTCTCAAAACAGTATAAAATTCATGAAGTAATACTTCAGGCAATAATACTGAAAGAATCATCTGGTGGACTAGAAACTAAATCATACGCCTTCGAAGCCGAAACCTTTATCAAGCGAGCCTCTGTCGATGCTAAATATACAGAGAACGAACGCCGCATGCGAGCCAGCAGTCATGGTATTACGCAAGTTATGGGCTTTAGGACTCAGCCAGATTGTGGAGTCCATTGGTCAAAACTTTACGATAAGGCGGTAGCTGTAGAGTGTAGCAGTAAAATTATGCGAGAAAATTTAGACTCTGTAAAAGATATTAAGAGTCCGTCCTTGAGACTTCGTGAAGCCTTTAGGAAGTATAACGGCTCGGGTCCAATGGCGGAAGCTTATGCCGACCACGCTATGGGAAAAGTCGGAGAACTTTTATTTAACCAACTTAAAGGTGCACTATGAAAATAACTTTAATCTTGATAATTTTAAATCACTCTATTTTTGGTGGACTGCTTAAAGAGCAGAAAGCTATAATTCAGTACTATGGCTCTCAGGTGGGAATAGAGTTTGAAATCAAAGTAAAAAGAGTTAGGGATAAAAAGTGCGATAAGATTAAAACCTTAAATACACTTGAGCCTTACTTAAAATGCTTAGAGGATAACTATACAAGAAAATTAAAACAAGGAGAGCTAACGCACTTTGTTACACACAGCACTAAGGCGGGACAGAATTTTGGTATATCACGATTCTGTAGCCATATGTCGGGAGAAAGAAAGAGAGCGTCAGTCGGCACTTATAACTTTTTCTCTCAGATGTATTCTTTAGTAGTAGCGTCACATGAAATCTTTCACCAGCTCTGCGCTACTGATAATAGCTTGAACTTTAATTTAATGCATTTTAATGCTGGTGGACTTGCCGTAGCGTCTGGAGAACTTCCTTCTATGTTTAATGTAACAATAAATGAAATAAAGGAGAACCTCTAGTATGAGACTTGATAGAGATAAAGCGCTTTTAAATCTAGCTGTTCAGGGCAGAATATCCTGGCAGGACTTTGCGGAGCTAAACCAGAAAAAAACGAACAGTAAGAAGCGAATACTTGTTCTATGGTTTTTGCTCTGCTTTTTCAGTTTAAAACTTATGCTCCTATGAACGCCTCCAAGCAATTCATCCTTGCGTAAGTTTATGAGGGGTTACAAATAAAAACTGTAGCCCCTCTTTTTTATTCTTAATTTTTAATTACTGTGATACACTTTTTACACATTCTAATAAGGGGAAAAACTTCAATGATAAAATATAAAATCGCAAAATTCCTTTTAACCCTCGGTCAGTATATTATTAAAGTTAGTAATCAAGTTAGCCCACTTCCAACTAAGGACTATATAGAGTGTCATTGCAATACAAAAGAAGTAGAATCATATGACGACTTGCGAAAGATTTTAGATAGTCACGGATTGCATAACGTACCAATTGTTGAAGTAGGTCAAACAACGAAAGCTAAAAAGAATAATGCTGGATGGGATTTTTTACATTAAAAATCAAAACCACAAGAAATTTCATTGTAAAGATGTCGACCTTCTTGTCCTTTGAACTCTTCTGTTAAATATTTATATGAAAAAGAACACCAGTTGTCATCAAAGCGAACTTCAACACCAAGTCTACCACTTGCTACGAACCATTGCTTTTCAACGGTATAAGTATCTGTGTCATAGCCTTTAATGATGTGTTCATCTATTAGTCTTCCATCTAAGTGCGTGTTAAATAAAACGGCACGACCGTTTAAACCTCCGAATACATAAAAGTGTTTCGAGAAATGTTTCCGTAATTCCTGGTCAAGAAAAACATAATCCTGCACGTTACCGAATCGAGCTCCGTATTCTTGAGTTAGTCGCGTATTTCCAAAAAAAGATTGCATATACTCTCTTGACCTGTGTAAATAAATCATATCAAGAGTAGCTTGTGATGGGTTTTGACCATCCCAAGTCGGGTGCTGCCCTACTCCTAAATCATCGTGAACAAAAGTCTGTATTCGGTCTGAATACGAGGCGTGGCCTACCCATCCGAGTCTTGTAGTTAGTTCTCTTTCTTGCCCAAAAGCTATTTTTTCTTTATCTTTTCGCTGGAAGTATGTATAGCCATCCCAAGGCCTGTCGCCTTTAGGAACTCCTTCACATTTTTTACAGGTAGGAGTGTACATTTCATTTCCAAAGCCATAAGCGCCGGCCTCAATTTCAAGAATATTTGTAAGAAATCGGTCTTGTCCTCCAGGAATCAAAAAGTCATTACCAAAAGAGAACTTGAACGGCTCGGCCGCGACCGCAGAACACATCAGAAGTATCAGCGTAATTAGACGAAGTGTCATTTTTTAGCTCCCTAGTTTTTTTAAAATATCCTGTTCTACTTTCTCTATTTTCTCTCTCAGCTTCTGAAGTTCCTGGATAGTTAAATCTTTAAAGTCTCGCAGCATAAGTTCTCTTGGTGGAAACTTTTCAGTAGCAAAATCAACAGGATAGTACCTAACTACCTCTTTATCTGTAGGTTGGTCCACGAAAGCCTCCATTTATTACACCATACTTCTTATTGCCTATATAAAGCTCTAAATTTGCGCCAGCCTTATAGCCAAACTGACCCCAGTAATACCTATAGCCCCCACCATCAAAAACGCCGTAGTAAGCTAATTTGGCGACCTCTTTGCCCATTCTCTTAAGAACTACTGCCTGCGCCTTTATAGGGGCTATCACAAGAAGCTTATCGCCTTTTAAATCGTTGGCATCATGCTTCTCAGCGTGGCTCTTAACAAGGAAGGTTTTAGGCAGATTTACGAATCCTTTCGGAGTAAAGAGATATATCAGGCTTTGAAGTAAATCCTTCGTAGGGCTTCGTTGCTTGGCCTCTTTTACTCTCTGAGCCCTATTTGCTGTGTCTTTGTCTCGGTATCGAAGATTAAGCCTCGGATGCCACATGCAGAAGACTTCTGCGCGTTTATGCCTTTCTAAGAAAGCAACAACGTCAGAGTCAACTGCGTTCATGCCATCGAAGGAATAATTATATCGACCGCCGATGGCTTGATGCTCTCCGTGAACTTCGTTCTTGTACTTTGAACTGAGCTTTCCTTTCCAGACTTGATTAATTACTTCACAGCCTGGACCAACTATGTTTTTTACAATGTCGTGATACTTATCTGGGTTTGGTAAGTTATGTTCCGTAAAAGTTGAAATCTCTAATCGCCCTGGAAATCTCTGACAAAGCGGTTTATATCTCTCGGCTTCTTTTTTAATAAAAGGAATATCTTTATCACCAAACTGATGCGTATCACTCCAGAGTAAATTCACACCAACCCACTTACCACCTTCTTCAAGTCGAGCTTTAGCAATTGGAAAGAAGTCGCCGAACTCTTTTTTTGCAAAACCTCTTATGCCATATTCAAGCGGAATATGTCTGCGCTCTTTTCCGTACTGCGCCATTGCCAGAGTATCTAGGCATTTAATTTGTTCGGCCTTTGCTGGCGCTGGCGTACCTAGTAAAGCTACAAGTGCAAAAAGTAAAAACGTAATAAGTATCGAAAAAAACAAACCAAGGTCATTTTTATTATTGTTCATATATATATGCTCCTTATTATCTTAAAGCTAAAAAATTTGCTGTGGTAAGTAGTTTTCTAATCTGTTCACCGAAAGTTCCAGGGTCTTCATTATCGTCAAGTAAAGCCGCCCAAGGATTCCCTGCCGCACCAGCATCGTTAACTTTCTCGCCCATACTTCCAGGGGTATTATAATCGCTTGCTGCGGCTGACCAGACTGCGTTTGCTAAAGCGGCTGCGCTGAATTCAGTTTCACTTGTTGAAAGCCCTGATAAGTATCCAATAGCTTTTAATACTGCCGTAGGACTTAATGTGATTGAACTTGAAGCCGATAATCCAGCAAGTGCGCCAATTAAAGCAGTTCCAGAAAGTGTAATCGTTGCCGAACCGCTTCCTGCCGCTATTGAAAGAATCGTTCCTGTCGGACTAAGAGTTATTGAAGCGGAGCCGCTACCAGAAACAATTAATCCGCCAGTTGCGGTTTGTGTAAAAGTAATAGTTGTAGAACCTGAAGCTGGCTTTCCGCCGACGAGACTTGCCGTTCGTGTAAAAGTTACGGAGGTATTTCTATGACTCGATAAACCGCCAGACTTCGGTGCAATTGTCCAAGAATAAGGCGGCAAGTATCCACCGCTAAAACTTGATTTATCAGTTTGGCCGCTTACAACGTGATCGCCTGTGTAGAAATTATAAGCAGTCGAGTTCTTTAAAAAATAAGTGGGATCGGTTACCCCTCCTATTGCCCTACCCGGGTTTTTATTAAAAACATTGTAGTTTCCTAGTAGCATCTATCCCCATACTAGATCTAAATGACCGCTGAAAGCTGAACTTGCTGGAGTAGCTACGCCCGATCCAACTAAGAAATATAAGGCCGCGCCGTCATAAATTCGTGGCAAGCTTGGCATTTCATAAAGAAAGTTTCTTTCCGCTGCTAGTCCTAAAGTCGATAGTGGGAATCTCGCTAACTCTTTAACCATCGCAACCGAATACTCACCTGAAACGTAAGATGTAGAATTTTGGATTGTGTTAATCTCTGCTATACCCGCATCTCCTGCCTGTAATGGCACTGAATAGTTATATTTTCCTGTGCCCGTTGCCCCTGTGTATATTATGTGGCTATTTGATGCCGCTGTTTTACCAATTGGTAAAACTGTTGGAGTTGCTCTAGATGCTACCTGTGAACTATTTGTATATCCTAAGCTTAAGTTCGGCGTTGCTGCGCCTAATGCAGTTGAGTTGTTATTAAAATAAATAGCGTTAACCCCAGCGCCATTTGTATACCTCGGCAAAAGTCTGCTCATTGTGTGAGTACCAGTACCAGCGTCAGTAATATTAATTGCCGTTCCTGCTACTGCATTTGCGTATGAAGTAGCGAGGCTGAAAGTTGTATCGGATAACTTGATTACATAATAATCAGTAGCTAGTGCTAATCCTGCTGGCAATGTAGTTGTTGTCGTTAATCTGACTCTTGTTCCTGTTAAAATATTACTTGGATAGTTTGCTGTACTGGTATGAGTACAAACGTCCGTTCCTGCATCTGCCGTAAAAGTATCGGACTGTCCGAGCGTGTTAGTTGTTGCGTCTGCTGTTGTGGCGGTAATAGGAGTTTTTCTATAAAATCCAATTACGTCAATTAATGCGACGGTACAAGGTACAACCGTAGCTGCGGCTGAAACTACTGAGCCGTTTAATAAATATTTATGATACGTTGGCTGAACGTCACCACCGTGAGGCAAAGCGCCTGCACTTGTTGTGGAGTCTTTTACCGCCTGAAAAGTAAGAGTCGAGCCTGTATTAAACAATGCATCGGCTGGCGGATTTCCTGCGCCTCTAAATAGTGTATGCCATTCATTGGCAACGGCTGCTGCTGTCGGGTTAAAGTTTTTACTAAAATTAGCCCTATAAGTTTGACCGTTTGTTAGTGCTGAAATAATTGCATCGTTACTCGTAAATCCCGGCATATGTCCTCTTTAATTCCAAATTACTTTTAAATCGCCAATTAAGGCCGTTGCTGCTAAACTTCCGTTCGGTATGCATATCATACTTAAGTATGCATCGTCTTTAATTTCTGGTACTGCTCCTGTAAATAAGAAAAAATCCTTTTCATACGGTGCTGTGATTTCTTTTATCTGCGTTTGTGCTATCGGCTTTACGAGTATAAGTGTAAATAATCCTACGTCTGGTCCTATCATTGTAACCGAATCAATACTTCGCACTCCACTGTCACCGTCTTGTAATCCAATAAACGGCGTTGAAGTTGCTGCGGTTGAAAGGCTTCCACATTGAACTGTGCCGATTGCCGATGCTGCATTTTGTGCAACTGTCTGCGAAGTTCTTCCTGCTACACCATCCGAATTAGTATAGGTTACAAAAAACTGCTGTCCGCCTGTTCTGCCTGCTACTGATACCGCAAGCATTTGAACGCCCTTGCCATCAGTATAACGCGGCAATGTAACCGTATTATCCATTACTTGCGCGTCCGTAGTCGAATCATCGCAGCTAGGGTAATAAAGCAAATAATCAAGCAAATAAATCGGCATCGGTAGCGCTGTAACTGTCGTGGTTAAGCAAGTCATGAGCCTTAAGTACTGTTGTAAAGGCGTAGTATTTGCACCGTGAAATATTCCACCATCTGCGCTTTGGCTAACTTGTTTAGCGACTAAAGGCGGAGCATCGAACCAGTATTTAGGTGGTGGATTGCCTGGGCTCATAGATAAATCGAACCAGTGACCAGCAGTCGTAACTTGTGAAGGAGTTTTGCGCCAAGTATTTCTCCTGACTCTCCCTTCAAGTTCTGCATCTATCATCTGTTTAATATTTGCTAGTGCCATAATTAATCAATTACGATATCTAATTCACCTGTATTAAACTGTGGTTGAATCCCTGCCGATATTGATAGCGATGCTGATAACGCACCTGAAACAATAATCTGCCCTGCGCCGTTCTGCGTAGTGCAGACTGAGAAATGAGTTGCGGTTGCGGAACCAGCCGTACAGATTGGGAACTGCGCTAAAGCTGCGTTACTTGCTTCGTTACCTGAGATTGAGAATCCAGTTGTTCTTGAAATTGATACACCGTCATAGCCTGTGTATGATATTTCATTTGTTACAGCTGTTCCAGCTTCGCCTGGGTCTGAACTATGTAGTCGTATAAAAAAGTTTGCGTTTCCAGCCCATGCTGGCGCGGTGCTATCGAAAATATAAGCCGCTAAATCATTTTCAGTTGTATTACTTGCTGACATAAATTAATTCCCTTTTACGAATAAATTAAACTTTCTCTATCATCCCATACATTATCAAAATCAGAATCGCCATCCGCAAATGTCACTACTAGAACTTCGTCCGATTCATCTACTAAGCGAATTTGCCAGACTGCGGAACCAGGTAAGCTTCCAGGTAAAGCGTTTCCAACATACGTTAATGGATAATTAGAATCGTCAACCAATGCTGCATACTCGATAGTATCCCCTGCCGCGCCTTGAACTCCTACACTCATTACTTCAACTAATGTTGTTAACTGTTCGACAACTACGGTAGTCTGATTCGTAATAACTTCGATCGTTAGAATAGTATTCTGAACTTCAACGGATGTGGACTCGGAAATAATTTCAACGTTTGTAGGTGTTTCGGTTAATGTTACACTATTATTTTGATTAACTATTTCGACTGAATTTGTTTGAGAAATAATATCTACGGAAGTCATCTTGTCACCTCCGCGATAACGTCAACTCTCCCTTGCAGTAATCTTGTTACTACACCACCAGCCGATTCAAGTTCAAGGTCGTAAACGTAAACACCTGGAGAAATTGCGGCTGTTTGTGTTTTACTTATTGTGATTAAGATTTCCCCATTTGCTCCGCCGAGTGCAATTCCAGAAGCATCAGTCAAGGATAAAACTTCAGTAGAATTTACATCGGCTTTAATTTTCATGCGAGCCGAGTATCCAACATTGCTTATTAAAGCTTCATCCGAGTCGCGCCACTTAATTAGCCTCTGCCAAGTTGCGCCTTGCTCAATAGCATTATCTTCGGTTAAATCGAATACTCCTGCTGCCATAACTCTTTAATGTTATAAAACGTAATCGGGGTGAATTTCACCAGTCCTTAGCATATATGCTACCCTATCGTCACGGCCTTTGCCTAGACGTTTCCTTGGGTCTACATCTTCAGCCCATTTCGTTTTTAGCAGCAATTCCGCAGCCTTTTCCCATTTTCCAAATCTTATAGCTGGAAGCGTCTCTGTAAATTTGGCTAGTTTTTTACGACCAAGTGTAAAAGCTAAAGTCAAGACTGCAATCCTCCGAGCTAGATTAAGGCTATAAAAGGTTTTTTTTCCTAATAGCAGACAGGCATCTAGAGTAGCTTGCGCTATGTCTGCAACGAAAAAAGTATCAGAAATATCTTTTGTGATTTCAAAATCATTAAAAGAATCATCTGGAAGTAAATGCCCAATTCCAATAGTCCAGAATCCCTTACTATCAGTATAAGCTTTTAAATGTTCGCCCTCATCGGCAATGAACACTTTCTTGATAATTGAAAATTCTAGTGCGTCCATTTATTTAAAAAAATCAGGAACAACGTATTTAACTCCCACAAATACCGTAATTAGAATACCGACCGCCCATAGTAAGGACTTAATAATAACGACGTATGTTTTTGCTTGAGACTTAAGAGCTTCGTTCATTGTATTTACTGGAACGTGATTCTGTGCCATTGCGGCAGGAAGTAGGTCTGATTTTATGCTTTGAAATTTTTCTGCTATTTGAGGTAGGGCTTCTAAGTTAGCTAAGTATTTTAATGTTTGTCTATGCCCTTGATGGAGTTCGTCAATTTTTATCATCGACTTGTATCCTATTAAGTGATACTCGTTAACGGCTTTTTTAAAATCATCGAAGTTGCCTATATGATTTTGTAATATTTCTAGTAACTTTTTATCATCCTCGGTCACCATAAGATGCTATCCCCCCATACAGTAATGTACAGGAGGATATTTGATTAAGCTAGATGCTTATTCAACAGGGGGAGCAGGAGCTTCCTCTGGTGCTACTAAGTTCTCGGCTTCTGTTTTTACTGAACCAGAAAGGCTCTTAGCTGAACCAACTAAAGCAGCCAATTCGTTAATCTGTTCTTGATTAACTTGACCTGCTACTAATTCAGAAATCTTAGCCGCAACTACATCTAGTGTCGCATCTATGCTTTCCAAGTTAGACTTAACTTCTTTTACTTCGTTACTTACTTCTTCTATTGTACTCATAATGAGACTCTCTTTTAATATAAAGTTTATAATACTACCTAACATTTTACGTATGAAGCATCTCATACTTTATTTTCACTCGCTTTCTTTTCTGCTTCATCCAGCATATCTCTATACTGTCTTATTAAACGCGAATTTTGTGCAGGGAATTTTGATTCTTCCGAGTTTAAAATTTCATTTAATAAATCGAACTCAGCATTTTCGATTTCAACAAACTCTGCTGTTGTTCTATCTAGTGCATCAAGTATACGAGTGAAAATTCTTTCTTTGCTCTTTGGTAACCCTTCCCTATATTTAGAGCTTAAACCTTGGTAAAGCGTCTGTTCTAATACGAATTTATGATGTTCGTAGTTATCTCTTTCAAAATCCTTTTCTTCCTGTACTGAAAGCTTAAGTTTTTTATAGTTAAGCACAAATTTATATTGTTTCATTTTTGCATACCCTGTAAGTAAATGATAGTTTATAAGAAGCTATCATCTGCTATAATAAAGAGTCAAGTAAAATTAGTTTTCTTCAAAAAAGAAGTTTGCCATAAATCTATTATCCGTAGAAACACCCCAGACTGCGTTACCGCTTTTAAATATTCTTCCCTCTGTAGAGTTATCAGCCATCCATACTTCACCGACAATTGCCCATCCACCACTTTGTATACATGCCGAACTAACTGGAGTGAACCCTAAGTAGCCCCCATTATTTTTATTCGTATACGGAAGCGTTATAGCAATATTATCTATATTACCAACAGTAACGTCAAATTTTCCAGCTACGGTTACATAGACTATTTTTCCAATCTTCATAGTCCTGGCGTATGTAGTAGTTATGTTGGTTAAAGTACCTGCACCACCTGATTTTCTAATATTAATGGTACCAGAAAAATCTGTCCAAGTTGCCGTAGCGTAATTTGAGTCCGTTAATGCATATGCTGTATTTACTATATTCTTTGAAGCGTCAAGAGATAATGGTCGTGAAGCTGTATAAACAGATGAGTTTAAAGAGACTACAAAAGTATTTGAAATACGCATGGCTTCAGTGGGTGTAGAAGCCCCATCTGCGGTTACAGAAAAAACAAGTCTACCTGGCATATCATTTGTTCCAGGGGTTCCATCTACCTCTGCTTTAATACTAGCTGCTGCAAGATAAGCAGCGCCATCGGCGCCATAACCAACTAAGTTAAAAATAGTATCTCCACTTGTAACAATGGTATTTGCATTTGCAGAGACTGCTCTTGTTTTAAACATTGCAAGAGTAGCTCCTGTACTATTAGCTCCCATTGCGATATTAGATTGATTGAAATTAGTAGTGTTATTATTTGTTAGAGTATATATTGGTGAAGTTCCAGCAGGTCCAGTAACATCTGAATCTGTAGCTGTAGCACCTAATATCAATCCAGTACTTGCTTTTGACATTACAATAGAGCTACCATTAGTAGAGTCTTGTACTAACTGACCTGTGTTATTAATCTGCCATCTCTGAAGATTAACTGTTAAGAAGTTTATACCAAAGTTTGCACCTTTCGCCCTAATGTCAATACGAGCATTTGCAGCAACACCTGTCGAAAGATCTACGAGTCCTGCGTTTGTAATATCTGTCATTAAAGAGAGGTAAGAACCAGCCGAGCCATTTGAGTCGCCACAAAGAGAAACTACTCTATTTGTAGAACTGTCTGCCCCGATTACAAAAGAAGCATTAGTGTAAATAAGATTTCCAGCGGCGTTTAAAGTTAACCTAGTTGTTAGTGTTGCGCTTCCGTCTGCGGTGGTTTGGAAAATCAGTCTTCCAGGCATATCAGAAGCGCCAGGAGTTCCGTCCACTTCTGCTTTTATTCTTGCACCGTATCTATAACTTGCACCGTCTGCGCCTGCAAAAGAAATTTGTCCTAATACGTCACCGCTTTGAACTATCGTATTTGCGTTACCAGCAGTCGCACGAGTTTTATATAAGGCAATAGTTGCGCCAGTAGCATCGTTTCCAATATTTACACCTAAGAAATGTGCCCCAGGGTCGCCATCGGCAACTACCGCATAATTTGCTGAAGCTCCATTTAGTGCCGTAATGTCAGAGTCAAGTGAAGTTGCTCCGATAATAAAACCTGTAGAAATAATTCTTGCTACTTCTGTATTGTTTACTCTAACTTCAATAGGATGATTTGAGTGTGAACCGAAAACGACTGAAGAATTTCCAGCAGAGTAGGTTAGTTTTCCTATGATAGTATTATTTCCAGCCCAAACACTATCTAAGTTTACAGTTTGACTACCTGCGTTTGCTGCAAATAATCCTGCTCTGACTGAAACATCTCCTGCGTCAGTAATAGATAAGTTTGTTGCACTATCTGCATTATTTCTAAATAAAAGTGAAGTTGCGCCAGGAATTATTTTTGCCGAAGCTGCTGTAAAATAAAGGTTCGTTCCAAGATAGGCAGAACGAAAAGTAGCCGTACTTGAGCCCAAGTCATAGGTATTCGTAATGGCAGGAATATAGCTAGAAGTTACACTTCCTGTTCTTCCAAAGCTTACTGCGCGACTACTTAATATCATCGACTAGCCTCTAAATATAAGTTTCCTAAAGTCGGTGCGGCAATTGTCCACTTAACCCAAAGTGCGGTTGCTCCTACTTTTACGCCTAAAGTTCGAGAAGATTGAGCAGGAACAACTTTATGGTCGGTGCTTCCTTCATCCCAGGAAAAAAGTAAAACAGCATCAGTTAAATTTACTACATCAACTTCTGTATAAGTAGTTAAATCATTTAAAGTAGTATCTGCATGTGTATTAGTAAGAGTTCCAAAAGCTATTGTTTTTAGCGTTTGCATTTCTTCAATTTGTCCGCCTCGAACTGGAAGCGGATTCTCTACTGCTACGTCACCATCATTTACGCCGCTAACTCCATGTACCATCTTATGTCGTGGATGGTCTATATCTGCTATCCTATCTGAAGCTAAATCAATGCCAGAACCTTCAGTGATTGAAATAAAATCGTTTCCCATTTATAAATTCCTTAGCTTGTAAAATGTCCCCAAACTTCAACCATAACCAATGTGTCATTAGCCCCTGAAAAAACTGGACTTGCAGTAGTTATAGCAATCTCAATATAATCATTAATAGAAAAAGATTCTGCTGTTATCGCTCCACCCGTTCCACCACCTGCGGATAACGTTACACTCTTCCCTGTACTAGATCCGTTCCTACCTAGTATCGCCTCAATAGTACCACTAAGTACATCTGCAAAAGTATTTATAGTTATGTGAGTTATCTTTCCTGCTTTTGGTAAAGTCGCTTTTGTTGGTGGCGTGTAAATTGCGTCAAAAGTTCCACGAAACGTGGCAGCTAAACTCACTGTTACTTCGGATTGTCTTCTTTGAAAGCTAGCTAGTAGAGTCGATCTAGTTGCTGCGTCTGGGTCTAATTTTGCTTCCGTTACTGCATCATTTGCGAGCTTTCCTGTTGTTACGTTTAAGTCTGCAATTTTTGCTGTCGTAATATTTGAATCTAATATTTTTACTGTAGTTACGGCGTTGTCTTGTATTGCACCAGTGTCTACGGAATCATCTGCAAGATTTGTTAACTCTTTATCTACCCAAACTCCAGATTCACGTTGTTGCCATTTTTTACTTGAACGGTCGTACTGCATCATTCCGTCAAAAAGATTAGTGTCTCCATCGGATACATAATTCATTTTTGCAGCAGACTTCGCTACATCCCTCACTTCATCAGGGAAATCTTGGTAGTCACTCGTTTCTGTAGGGTTATTCCAGTTAGCCATTTACACTCCTATAATGCCTTTAATCGTAACAGTAACTTGCACGCTTGCCAATGGATTACCGTCTATGTCAACCGTAAAAATATCAACCGTTTGCTGCGCTGGAACAGTAGCAAAAGGGTATGCGTAGTAAGGAATCGCAACAACGGCCGAGTTTGCACTGACCTGAATATCCTCTACATCAAGGAAAGTGTTAGTGAAAGTAACGGTCGCCTCTCCACTTCCATCCGTAGTAATAATCTGACTTTCTTCTGCTCTTTGAACTTGAAGAATTGCACGAGCAAAAGAAATTGCAATCAAATCCTTATCATCTGTATCGGCTGAAATGGAAAGCTGATACTCTACATATCTGAAATTTTCTGCAAACGCCTGACTTGCAGTAAAAGTATCATAAGTTATATCGTCAGGGCTTGTTCTAATTTCTGGAGTAACAGTGCAAGTTCCGTTTAAAGCATCTTCAATCCAGCTAAAATCTATAAAGCTACTTGGAAAAGTTACGCCATAATCTACTTTGTAAATTATTACAGAAGTATTTGAATCATCCGATGGCTCTAAGTAGCTTACATATCCATCGTCAATAAAATCTTGAATAGTAGTAAAAGTATAATCCTCAAAGTGGTCAGCCCAAGTTTTTCCTGCTGTTAAAGTTGGCGCAATAACTGTATCGTTATCATCATCTAATGTTGAGTGAGTGTTACTATCTAAGCTGTTGTATAAAAATAAGTCGTCGTAAATAACGAAATCAGAAGAAGGAACCACGTTTGTTACGGCGTAAACTTCTGAAGAAATATTTCCACCAACGTCTTCCGCAACAACCCAATAAGTAAAAGTACCGCCGAATCTTTCTATATAAGTATGAAAAGTTCCAAAGACAGTTCCGATTAATACCGCAGTTCCAAAGTCATCACCTTTATAAACTAAATACTTATTTACGCTTAAGGTACTTGGCGCAGGAGTTAACCAGTCAAGTAAAATATTATTTGTAACTGTTTTTATATTAAAGCCTTGAATTGGATTCGGGCCTATAATCGTAGCAGAAGTCGCCGTAGCCGTAGTCGAGTAATTTTTTGTAGTATCTTTTGCCTTAATTAAAAAATTGTGTACTCCAGCCGAAAGCTGTTCATAGTTAAAAGTATTTCCATCGCTTGACCTTGAAACTCCTACTTTTACTGCCGTTTCCCAGACCGTTCCAATGCGGATTTCATATTCAAGTAAATCTAAATCATCAATGCCATCCCAGCTTAATTTTATTCCGAAATCAGAAACGAGACTATTAAAGTTAAGAACATTACTTGGCTTCTCTGTTTTTCCAATAACAGTATGTCCTGAAATAGTTACCCAGTCTGAAGCGTAATTTAATGTGTTCTTTGACCTTATTCTTACATCGTAAGAAACTCCATCCTGCACATCTAATATGTGATGAAAATCCTGTATGCCAGGAACTATAATCCCAGTAGTCCAAACTGCACTTGCGCTTTTTTTGTACTGAATTTCATAAACGCCACCTGTCTGAACAAACTCCGAAACTGAAACTGTCCAAGAAACTTTTAAGCGAGAGAAAATAGTTCCATCAAGTCTGCGATAAAGTTCATCCGTACCTGAAGCGAGAGTTAAACCTGTAGGCTCTTCGACATCCGAAGGGTCTGGCAATTCGGTATTTGGTGATAGGTCTACGGTTGTTTCTTCTAAGCTCCAGTCGAATATTTCTGGCGCAGTTTCGCGCAAGTGCATATCAATGCCAAGCGCACCATCCTCGTCAATAACAAAAGTCATCTGTCTTATTTCAAAAGCTTTTACTGACCAACCATAGCGAGTTAAATCAATAGCAATACTTTCTCCAACTTTAAACCTGGCGCAAGCAATTGTTCCAGGCCAGTCTACTGTCATACCTTGACGAATTCTTTCGAGTTCAATCTTAAGTAACCTCTGAGCCTGAGTTGAAGAAACTACGAAATTTAAAGCTACATCCTCCCATATTTTTACGCCTCCATCTTGTGAAACATAAAGCGCATTTGTTACGGCAGGAATATCGGCTTCCTTATAATCATCACTTGGATTTACATAAGTTCCACGAATAGAATTAAAAGTGTCGCTTCGTGAAAGATGTGTATTGACTACAAAATTGCCTCTCAAGTCATCTATAGTAAGAGGTATCGTAACGTAAATATAGTTCACTCCCAGTGGTGCACTCGCAACTTCCTGCGCTACCTGTACTGGCCTATAAACTCCTGCATATATAAACCACTTACCCTCTTGGAAAACTATATCGCCAGCCATTGCTGCCGCCATCTGCTCAAGGACAGAACTTGGTGATTCTGAAGAATCGAAAACTCCCTCTAGTGCATAACGCCATTCTGTTCCGCCAGCCGTAAGCGGAATTGCTTCTTCACAAATATTTGCCGAACGCATTAATTCATTAATATCTATATCAGCCCAGTCAACTCCGAGGCCATACTTTGTATTCGTTAAATAGTCCGCAATTACTAAAGCCGCATTTGTTCCTATAAGTTTACTAGCCGTATCAGAGAAAGCAGTTTGCCCTGACCGTGGGTCGTAAACTTTTTTTCCTCTTATAGCAAAATTAATCTCAGGAATTCCGTCAGAAAATAAATTTTGATCCCATTTTAAAATAAGATATACGTGAGCATTGCCCCTCTGTCTATGTGCTGTTGTCCACAAGTTTGGTTTTTGAACTAATAAATCTGGTTGAGCTGCTTGGTCATCTCCGCCAGAATTAATAGCCATAAAAACTTTATTAGCCCATTTGCCTGTGCCCCATCGTACATCTGGCGTAGCGCCAAAAGTAACTAGCTCATTATTTAGGTATAAGCCTTCAACGCTCTCTATTTCATGCCCTGCTATAGTAATAACTTGATGTAAATAACGACCGCCACCGTAAGAAAGATTTGTTAAATCATGAGCAATAACTCTACCATTCTTAGAGCTATTCATTTTCTTAACTTTAACTAAAGCGTTTGCTGCTCCATCCTCTTCAATTTTATTTATTACGTTTTCCATTGTTGCCGTAATAGTTCCGCTTGAACATTTAAGAGTAACGGCAATAGCATTTCCGACTACGCTTACGCTTGTAGTTCCGTTAGTTCCTCCTGGATTAATTAAATGAATTGTAATTTCGTTTCCACTTGCACCAGCCGTTCTTGCTGTCCAAATAATTCTATTTTCTTTATCTGGTTGGTCTGCTGGCGGCTCTTCTCCTGTAACTAAGTATGCCGCACTATCGGCGTTCGTATCTACAAAGGTTACTATGCCGCCAATTTTCATGCGTCCATAAATTATCTGGCTCTCGGAAGCCGATTCCGTTATACTAACTTCCTTTCCTCGGACTACATTCTTTTTCTTCTTTCTTTTCTTTCCTTTTGCACCTTTATCTAAACGTGAAGAAATAACTACCGCCTTTGGTATTTTTTTATTCCTATTTAAATCATGCGACTCTCTCATATTACTTAGTTCCTGCTGGTAATTTTCTTTTCCTTATGCGTTTAACTTTCGGTGCAGTTCCCCAAAATCCGTTCCAGTCCTCGGCTGCTGAAACGTACTGAAAACCTAAATCACCAGCGAATTGCGCTTGCTGCGACTGGTCTGTGTATCTTAATTCCTTCTGCCTATTAAGTTTTATTAAATCATTCTCAAAAGAGACTTCAGCTATTGTTTCCCTTTCACTTTCTGTAATAGTAACCGAATCAAAGAATCCTTTGAAGGTTAATATTGTACCAAGTAAAGTTCCACCAGCCTCATTATATCCACCTAAATATGTATAGCCTTTTTTCGTCTGATTAGTTGAGCCTAATAAAAGCGACATAAGAGCAGAATCGAGTGCCCCTAATTTTACACTACAATTACTTGGCGAAAGCTCCATATCTTCTTTCACATCGTTTATCTCTCGCAACATTCCATTGCCTAGCCAAGTTTGAGAAAGATAATCAATGTTATATGGCAATGAGCTTAAGTATAAATTTGAAGAAGCGAATTCCATCTTAAAAAGAAAAACAGGTACGACTACTTGTCGCGTAAGTGAGACTGAAAACGCTGGCGCAATAACTCTCGTCATTTATCTTGCCTCTACCGCTGATAAAGATATTCTGTAAAGTTGTTCTTCATTCACTACCCAGGAGACATTAGTTTCCGCCATTCTAAAGATACCATTAGCGTTAGTAAAAGTTAAGGCGTCGCCATCAACAGGCGCTCCCCTAATGTATGGAAAAATATCGAGCGTAGCATTTCCAGAGCCGTTTGCAGTTACGTCCTTAAGTACCATGTAAAGATAATCGCCTATTTGGAAATAATTTCCAGCCTTAATTACTCCAGTAGTCGGTACAAGTCCTTTTACATTTAAACTTCTACCAGTTTGACTACTCCCATTTACTAAAGGAGCGCCAAGTACGGCCTCAGAAGGTGAAGCCATCAAAGGGTCACCGTAATAAAAAGTTCCTACAATGCCACGAAGTGAAAGTAAAAAAGCCATAACAAGTCGGGCATTTCTTACCGTTAGTCCTGTATAGTTAATTGAAAGTGTCCATCTATCGGCCTGATAATCATAAATTTGTTCCGCGTTAGTAAATGGATTTGTATTTCTTCCTTGAACATACTCAGGCATTATTCTTAAATCTGCAATGCCTCCATCATCAACAAGTGTCGGCAATGATAAGGGATAACTAATCGTCATAAACGTTTCTCCTGTGATTCTCTCTTACTATTCTTGTAGCCTGTCGAACTATTTTATCTTGCATAGAATTTACTGCGCGTCTTACTTTTACTTCAGCATCGCCGTCACCGCTTGCATCAATGTGAAGATTAATTCCGCTACCTCCGCCGCCTCTTAATCTTCTCGCATTAACTCCGCCCGAAGTCGGTACGGAACTAGAACCTGTAGCCGTAGTGGAAGGAATATCAAGTCCAGCCGCGCCACCTACACCCGAATCAATTATACTCTGCGTATTACCATCAATAACGCTTTCCCATTTTAATTTTACTACTTTTTCTTCTGGTAAAGCCTCTAGTGCGCTTCCATATTCTTCTATTGCTGTCGTTGCTTCTTTCCACTTGTCGCTTATCTCTGCGTTATTATTTCCAGTATCACCGATTGCTGCACCGAGTGTTTTATCTTCTGCTGCTGCGAGTTCTTCAAAAGTTTTTATACCTCTTGCTAGTAAAGCGTCAAAGTAAGCATTAACAGCACCAGGGTCTTTTCCAGCTTGAATTAACATCTCTCTTGCTTGGTCAAAAGTCTCTGCACCTCTTTCCATAGCCTCAACGCCAATATTTCTTCCAGCCGTTAATGCTGCCTGTCCTCGACCGCCAGACTCCATAAAAGAATCCCAAGCCTCACTTAATGCTCCCATTGCTTCGAGTCCAGGTTTGAAAGCATTGTGTAGTCCAGCAATGTTAATTGAATATTCTTGCCAGTTTGTTTCTCCGCGCTTCGCCATTTGGAAAAGAGCTTCTTCCATTTCTTCAAAACTAAAGCCTAACTGTTGGACTAATAGTCGAGCGTTATCTACACTTCCGCCAAGTTGCGTACCAAGCATATATGCAATTTGTCCGCCGACATCCTCTGTGATTCCAGAAATTTCTTTTAACGCCTCCCCTAATGCGCTAAAAGTACTTTTCGCATCATCACCCCAGGCGTTCATTTCCTCCGCCCAACCTGGTTTATTAAAACGATTATCGCTACCAACTTTGAAGTCAAAATTCTGAGCGTTCTGTGTTTCTAGTTTTCCTTCAGGACTGTAAAAAGAAATAGTTTTTAATTTCTGAACTTGTTCTTCCATCCAGCCGCCAAACTCTCTTCGAGCTTGTGCTTCAGGGTCTTTAGTTCCACCGTCAAATACTCCAAAACTATCCGCTACATAATAAGCTGCTACGGCCGCGGCAATATATGGTAGGGCTGGACCAATAGTTCCCATAACTCCAGAGCCTGAAGCGAACATTCCATTTGCCATTGCCGGACCTTGTATCCCTGCTGCACTGGCTTGTGCACCTGTCATTCCTGCTGAGCCGAGTACGCTACCTAACCCCATGCCCTCAAGCATCCCAGCGCCCATACCTCCACCACCTGCGGCGCCTCCTGCTGCTCCGCTTGTTGCTTGTCCTAGAACCATCTGAGCTAACATGCTGCCCATACCTTGAGGTGAATTTGGTATTCCGCCGATATTCCCGACCATTGCGTTTGCCATCTGTGCAGCGAAACCTACAGCAACCTGTTTTAATGCGGCTTCTAAATCAAAAGTTGCACCGTTAATCGCTATATCAAAAAGAGTTGCCCAGTTATCTATACTGGCCTTATTTGTCTCTTCGGCTTTCCTTCTTTCATCTTCAAAGCGTTTTGTATTTGCTTCTTCAAATTTTGCAACATACGCATCAGTTTCCATCTCCGCCGTAGCATCCGCAAAGTCGATAACTTGTTGAGCTACGTCTCCACCCATTGCTAAAGCTTCTTGATGACCTTGAATAACTCCTTCAACTACTGACTCTTTGTATTTTTCAACTAAAGAAGTGAACGCAGCAGAATCACCATCCGTAACTGCTTTATCGAGTTCTTCCGTTATGCTTTTCGTATCAAAAGCTGCAAGTTCCTTTCTTAATCCATCTATTACGGCCTTTGATTTTTTTGCTGCTGCTTCCTGTTCTCTCGCTGCGGCTTCACCAGCTAACCTCTGCTCAAGTTGTTGCCTTTCTAACATTCTCTGTTTTTCTTTTTCAACAGAGTCTGCGGCCATTTTATCTTTAGCTGCTTGTTCTTCTTTTGTTTTATTGAGTAAAAATTCCTTGATTTGAAGATTTTTGTCTTGAATTTTTTGTAAGCCATCTATCTCAGCTTGAATTGCTGCTTTTTGTTCGTCCTGACTTCCCCAAACTAACGCACCAACTCGACTCGGCCTTTCTATTGCATCCCTCTCATTTTTTAGCATTGCCATCTTATTGCTTACATCAGTAATGGCATCTCCTAGATGTACTAACTGTGAGCGAGCAGTATCAACGCTAAAATATTCGATTGCATTTGAAAGACTTTCTACCCAAGAAACAACGGAAGGGAGTACCTTACTTGCTAGTTCAATAAGAGTCGCCTGTAGCGTAGCTAAATCGTGCCCAAATTGTTGTAAATTAACGTCGCTAATCGCAGTCTCTAAATTGCGATATGATTCCATTAACTGCACGTTTGAGTTTACACCCATGCCCATTTTTTTCTGTGCATCTTCCCAAGCTACGCCCAAAGCTTCTTGCGCTTCTGCAACAGAATCTATTGGCGCAGCCATTCTTTCAATAACTGCTGGAAGTTGCGCCCAAACTGCGGCAATGTTTTGCGCCTTAGTTGCTCCCTTATCTAATTCAAAGCCAAACTTGGCTAAACCTTTTGTAGCTCCTTTTCCTAAAGCATCCGTAAGCTCGCCTAAGACTTGAACCGTATCTTGACCTGTTGATTCTGCAAATCGTTTTGCAAAAGACGCCATCTGCTCGAAGTGTTCATTAATTTGCGGAATGTTTTTTAACATTCCTTTGTTGGCTACTGCCATTAATTCAAACGCGCCAACAGTACCAAGGACGGCTTTTCTAGCTCCATCAATCGCTGAACTACTTCCACCTAAAGCTTTAAAGTTATCTAGAATATCACTTGCGGCATCCCCCTTTCTAGCAAGCTCTTCCATTGCGTTGCTAAAACTCTGGACAGCCTTTACTGTTCCATAAATACCAGCGCCAAGCGTTAATGCTTTTCCTATATTGCCGAAAGTTTTTGTTACGTCACCATGAAACTTTGAAATAGCAGATTTCCCTGCTGTCAAGTCCTTTTGTAAAGACTGAATACCAGCGCGGATATCGAAAAATAATTCACCTATCTTTTGACCTTTAGCCATTTTTCTTTTTGCCTTTTTTCTTCTTACCCTGATTCGCCACTACACTTCTCATGTGTGCCAGAATTTGTTCCTGTGTCATTTTTTTCTTCTTTGCCTTTAAAGAAGGGAAAAAATCTTGCGGACCAAGTGCCTTAGACTTTGAGTCCTTATTCATATTATATATGATACACGCAGTTAGCCCAGCTCGGTAGTCGGCCATTTTTACCTCGTTCACATAACGTTTTCCTATCGCAAAGAACTGCGCAGGGGTAAGTCTCCAGAATTGTTCGCTCGTAAGTTTGAAACAGTAAATAGCCTCAGACCACCAGAGTAGCCAATTAGGTTTTAGTTTTTTTTTGGGTCAACCGCAGAAGCATCATCTGTCTCATCTTCTTCGGTACGAGTTGGAGCAGAGATTGTAAATAGTTTCCTAATTAATTCCGCAAGCGAAGAAAGATGATGCGCTGTCATCATTTTTGCTACGGACTCTTTGGTTATTGTTGGCTCGTCCTGGCATATTGCTGCATAAAGAAATTCCACCATATCAAGCGGATTCATTTCTTTCATCTTTAAGTCAAAAGGGTTCTTGCCAGTCTCTTGCTGATACTTCCAGAGAACGTACATTGAACATGCTAGGCTTCTTTTCTTTCCACCTATATCAATTTCAACTGTGGGTATAGCTTTAGCCGCTTCTATTTTATCTGCTTCTTCACTCATGGGGAAACTTAGCTTTCAGTAATAGTTGAAGTCAATTTAACTCCGCCAGTAATTTCAGCAGCACCATCAAGTGGGGTCTGAAGATTAAAGCGGCTATGATAGCCAGCAAATGACCATGTAGCTACCGTATCTCCAGCAGCATCTACCATTATCATTTTAAAATTTTTCTTTGTCCTGGCTAATAGATCCGTTCTAACTCCTGACTGAACGGTGTTATCAGGAAGAAAATTACTTGTATAATTAACCTCCCCAGCGTCAATTAGCGTAGGAACGAATTCTCGTACTGCGTCTGGACTTTCCATGTGAGTAACTTCCGCAAAAGCCATTTCAAAGTTTGGACCAGAAATAGTTTTGATTTCCGCGATAGTTGTAAAAACTTCTGTGCCATCGGCTCCACTTGTTAATGCAGCAGAAGCTCCAGCGACAAGAACTCCTGTTCCGTTTCCTACTCCGCGAGTTGCTTCCCAGTGTTCTACAAAAATGTCGTTTTGCATCAACTGATATAAAAGTTCGTTTACAGTAGTTGTTGCTAAACCGCCGCCATCTGTTGCGGATGTTACTAGTATCGCGTCCGCGCTAACTGATAAAGCAAAAACGGTACTATTGCCAGAAACAAGTATTCCTGCTGTTTTTGAATTTCCTGCCACGCCAGGAGTCTTTGCATAAAAAATTATTTGTTGATTTGATGTTCCTATTGTCTTTGATGCTTGCGTTCCTGCGCCAATACCACCATCGCCGACTTGTAATAAAGTTCCGAAACCACTTGTTGCTTCGCTTATTGACATAATTTATTCCCTATGAAAAATTCTAAATCTATGCGTAACCCCGTAAATCTTTGATTCGTCATCCCAGGGTTGGTCATACTCATTCTCACCTAAGATTGCCCCTATGTCTACTCCCAAAACGACACCACTGTAAGCATCTAATAGTTCTCGAATATTCTTACTTAAAGTCCTAAGTATAGCAAGACTATTTTGTGTGGCCTCAACCTTCACCCAAACGTCTATTTGCATAATCGTTTCAGTCAGTTTCGGTTGCTCACCTGACATAATTGGTTCTCTAATGTTAGATATCCTTTGATAAGTTATCATGGGCATAACTGGATTATCGGGAGCTTTAATAGGGTAAATCCTGCCAGAAATAACGTTATTAATGGGGGTTGAACCGAGTATTAAGCTGACTAGCGCTTCATCTAAGAAAGACATTACCGCCCTCCTTTCGCCATTTCTTTTAAGACTTCTTCCCCTAGATAATTTTTAAGGTCATCCATAATTCTGGAAAAATTAGCCTCCATTACTGGAGTGAGGAAAGGACGCGCAGGGACATGCTGTCCGTTAGTGTGCATAAATCCCATTTCTACAAAACGTCCGTAAAATAAACCTGTTCCGATGCTTAGGGTTATACCTCCGTATTTCTTTCTGTCAATAGCAATTCTTTTATTTATTGAATCCCTTAACGCGCCAGTTCCTACAGGAACAAGTGGTTTTGTTTCTTGAATTATTCTGTCGCCTATTTCTCTTAAAGCTTTCCTGAAAAGTTTTTGCTCAACTTTTGGCGTCAAAGAATCTAAATTTTTAAACAAATCTGCCATTCCACTATCTGTCATTTCATTACCTCAGCACTGATATCCCACCACAATCTGCGTCCTATTTCACTTACTCCAGTAATTTTCCAGTAAAGAGTTTGGTACAAAATTAACATCTCTTCGTGCATCTCTGGGAAATATCTTACTGTGAAAACAGCAGTTCGTTTTGAATGAAGAGCACTTGCGTAGAATCTTTCTTCACCCATTAATGGTTTGAACTTCGCCCATAAAGTTTTAAAAGGAACCCAAGTTTCTATTGGTTGACCAAAGCTATCTGGCTCTTCCGTGTAAGAACCTAGAACTATCCTTTGGTCAAATTTTCCTATTTGTGGATGATTTACCATCTATAATCCCTTAAAGGCCAAAGCAACCACTCGGCAGACTTTGGTAATTCAACCGCTTGACCTTCTCCAAAAACGTACAAATCTCGATTGTCATATAGATGCTTAATTATAAATTTGATTGCAGTAATTATTTCCGCAGGAATTAAAGTCGCTGCCGTATAGCCGCAAATGTATTCTATTTCTATCGCGTTTCTTTTATCGGACTTAACTTCAGGCCAGTAAATATCAGGTTCAAGATAAGCTACTGGCGGTACACTTTTATTATCTAAAGCATAATTTCCAGATTGAGTCCAAGTCTGCAAAGTACTATTTGAGTCATAGTATTTTATATGTGTAAGGCTTTGGACTGGTCCATTCTTTAGTTCAATAACCCTGCTGTCAGGAAAACAGTCCATTTGCAAAACTAAAGTTTGTGTAAGTAGGCTTGCTCGTAAAAAAACCTCTACGGTCTTTGTTGCTGCTGCAATTAAACTTGTAATTAGACTGTCTTCAGTGTCAAAGTCTTGTTTTAAATATATCTTTGCATCAATAAGAGATACGGCGGGAAGGACTGCCGCTGTTTTTATGTAAGTGTTTCTTCGTTCCGAATATGCATTGCTCATTCTTTCCCATTACTCCAAACTTCCTATTTGTTAGGGTCTAAGTCTTTTCGCACTTCAATTTCTGCGTCTTCAAGCTGCCCTACTTTTAACTGTATTCCATGACCACTTGATTTTAACTCTGCTTTCAAATCGGCCGTTTCTTTGTCAACTATCTTATCTGCTATTTTAATTTTCGTATCAACCTTTACTTTCTCTATCACAACCGCTTGATGTGTAGAAATTAAATAATCAGCTTCACTGTCTGATAATTCTACAATAGAACCAAGAGGGAAAGAACCTTTTGGACCAGCCATGATTTGGTTTAATTTTACTTTTTTCATTTTTTATCCTACAAGAATATCAAAAGTTCCAGTCTTTACGTTGCCACCCTGTGCTATTACTATTTTTATTCTACTATTTGCTACTACAATTTTATCTAGGACAGCCGAACCACCTCCTGCGTAAAGTGTAGCCACGCCTAGAACACTATGCGTCGCCATTCTTGGTGCTTTTACTGCGCTTGCATTTACATCCGATTCAGTCCAAAGTCCTTCCGCCGTATTCTCTATTGTAATAGTGAAATCAACGCCATTAGCAAAGTCATTCTTGGTATAAACTATCTGACGTATCTCTCCATTAACAATTTCACTTGTATAAGCCGTAGCTGTGCCATCTGCGGCTGTTATTACGGTTACTGTGTGACGTTTGACGAACATTAATTATCCTTAACTTAAGCTGAAGCGAGAATCCCTACACCCTCAAGTGCAGCCAATAAAGCATTAAACTTTACGGCCAAAGCATTAAATTCAGCCTCGGTTGGTGACTCGCCTCCTGTTAAAGCTGCAACATCGGCAATAGTAGCTGCTTGCGTACCACTGTTTGGTGCAATAATACCACCTGTTTCAACTTTAATTTTACCACCACTTGCTACAACAAGTTGTGAGCCGCCCTGTTCTTTATAAACTTTTGCATTGTATGCCATTACCGTTCTCTCCGTCGTAAAGGTTTATGTTAAATTATATTGAGCCAACTTTCTTTTTTCGCTTAATACATATGATAGCGACTTCTCCAGTACCAGTGTTACCACTTGGTGTAACAGTCAATTGCACATATCGTTTTTCGCCACGATATCCAACTTTCACATTGCTGTTATCCAGAGCAAAAGTAAAGCTTGGCAAACTGCCGTAGAGTTTATCTCCATCAGGTACATTTGTAGCAGGACTTGATGTATCGCCCTCGGCTACAGTAACTGCGAATGTTGCGTTTGCGTCTGCCAGAGTACTTGTTGCTATAATAAACTCACAGCTATCGAACCCTTGTAAATCGATAACAGGAGAAACTATAGCCGTATCACTTGATAGAGCCGAAACGGTACTTTGTACTTCAATCTGCGAATGTGTGTCTAGTAAATCCATATAATAATCCTCCGATTAATAAAATTCTATATTAAGCAAACTTCAATCTTGACCAAGCTTCAGCCAGAACTGGCATACCGTCACATTCCATGCGTCCGATAAAACCATCCTGATTTGTAGCAGCGTAAAGCTCTACAAGTTTCTGGATTTCAAGTGTTCCAATATCATCTACAATATAGTACTTACTAAAATCA